GTTAAAGCAATGGTATCCCTATGTAGAGCGTAGGATTGCAGGTTCTCAATTAGATAAAGGTGATATAGCAGGAGTTAACGGTGTAGTTATAGAAGTAAAAAACCATTATCGTTTAGATTTATCTGCGTGGATAAAAGAATTAGAAATAGAAATTAAAAATGATAATGCGTGGACAGGTGTAGTAATACACAAACGAATAGGTAAAGGAGATGTGGGAGAATGGTATGCAACAATGCCAGCAAAAATATGGATAGAATTAATTAGGAAAATCAATGGACAAACATGATATTTCTGGTTATCTAAAACACGTAGGCGCCACCCTGCCAAGTATTGGGCATGGTTGGCGCAAAATGAAATGCCCATTTCATGATGACAAACATGCATCAGCAGCCATTAACTATGATGAAAATAGATTTAAATGTTTTGGTTGCGGAGCATCAGGCGATGTTTATGATTTAATTATGTTTAAGGAAGGAGGAAGTTATCTTGAGGCTATCAAATTCGCAGAGAGCATATCTCTTACAGGCAACAAACCAGTACGCAAAGTATCTTCATTTGGCAGAAGAATATTTACTAACTCGACATCTATCGGTAGAAGAGGCAGAGAAATTTAGTTTAGGTGTTGTAGCAGAACCATTGCCAGGTCATGAGGCTTACAAAGGCAGACTATCAATCCCATACATAACGCCATCAGGTGTTGTTGATATTAGATTTAGAAGTATAAACAATCAAGATGAAGCAAAATATATGGGTGTACCTGGCGCAAAAACTACTATGTTCAATGCACAGATAGTTTTAACAGCAGGTAGTTATATATGCGTAACCGAAGGTGAGATTGATACAATAGTATTATCAGTTAAAACTGGACACCCATCAGTTGGCATACCTGGTGTTAATAATTGGAGACAATACTATACAAAAATATTAGATGACTTTGAAACAGTAATTGTTTTGGCAGATGGTGATAGTCCTGGTTTAGAGTTTGGCAAAAGATTAAGCAGAGAATTACATAATGTTAATCTATTGCAAATGCCAGAAGGTCATGATGTTAATAGTATAATTGTTCAACAAGGAAAGGAATGGATAGATGAACGAATCAAAAAATGTTTGGGCAAGTGATGAAGATTTTTGGGAATTTGTTGAGAATAACAAACAGTTAGTTGGTTTACCAGTATCAGATAAACAAGGACTAGATATTCTTAACGCACTTAAAGATATTTATTTTACAATAAAAAAGAAACCAGAAGATGCAATGCGTATGCTAACACTGTTAGGTATAGTTATATATGCCAGCAGCATAGGCGAAGGTAAAGAGTTTACAGATGAAATAAAAGTTTTATCTGCAATGGAAAATTTTGAAACAAGTATGAAGGAGATATTAAATGAAAAACCCAGGTGATATAGACACAATTACAAATCAATTAACAGCCATCTTGTTAAAAAAACAACAAGACTATGGCCCATTGAATATAGCCCATGCCCCAGGTGGGGCAATGAATGGGCTAAGAGTTAGAATGCATGACAAACTAGCCAGATTAAATAATCTAATAGATAAGGGCAACACGCCCAATTATGAATCTATTGAAGATACACTCATAGATTTGGCTAACTATGCCATAATAGGACTATTGGTACAAAAAGGACAGTGGGAAGGCACAGATTAGACAATGACCGATGAGTGGTTACAAGAATATGATTTGCTTGTATCCACTCTTGCCCACGAATATTATAAAAAATATTCAATGTTAGAAGTAGAAGACATAAGACAAACCCTATGGCTTTGGTTTATTACTCATCCAAATAAATATAAAGAATGGTCTAAGTTACCATTAAAAGATAAAGAAAAACTAATTGCTAAATCTTTACGCAATGCAGCAATAACTTATTGCGAAAAAGAAAAATCACAAAAGTCTGGTTATGAATTAATAGATTTATACTATTATGATTCTTCAGTCATAGAGATATTTTTACCTTCTATAATTGCAGATAGTTATGAGATGCCAAGACAAATCAAAGATTTAAATTTTGAATTTGGTAAAGGCGAAATAACAGATAAAAATAATTGGTTAGTTTTACGTTCTGACATAGAAAAAGCATTCAATAAGTTGCCAGAGGCTAAGCAAAATATTTTACGATTACGTTTTTCTGCAGATAATTGCGAGTGGAATGAGTTAGGTAAAGAATTAAATACATCTGCAGATGGTGCAAGAATGAGAGTTACCCGTACAATTAATTCTTTAATTAGAATATTGGGTGGTTGGAGAACTTATAATGATGTAGATAGTTTAGAAGTTAAAGAAGAAGAAGACAATGACACAAGAGCCTAAAGAAATAAAAGACTTGTTTAAAAAAGATTATAGCAAGGCCATGGATTTACGTGGCAATTCTATAGGAGATGTATGTGTATGTGGTTCAGAATTATTTACGGCTATAGTAGCCTTTGACCATGGGGAAATAGCCTTTTACTTTTTAGATGGTGAGTGTGTAAACTGCGGTTCATTAGTAACGTTACCCACCCCAATAGATGACTATGGAATGGATTGCAATTAATGCCTAATTACCCAGTATGGAAAGATGTTCCAGCATGCACTGGCATTGATGTAGAAATATTCTTTACAGAAGAAGGTGGTAAATATGCCAACCTTGATTATATTAAAAAATTGTGCAACACTTGTTCAGTACAAGTCCAATGCTTTAATTATGCAATAGAGCATTTAGTTGAAGGAATTTGGGCAGGCACTACTAAAAAAGAAAGGGATAGGCATAGAAGTAAACGTGGGATAATTGGTGAAACAGTTGTTCCTGCTTCTATATTTAATAATAATTATGATAGTTAATTTAAGTCAAGAAGAAGTTAGAGTATGTACTTTGTTAGCAGTAGAACGATGGCTAACTAAGTTTGGTTCAACAGATAGACCTAATTACGCACAAGGTAAAGCAGATGGTAAATTAGAGCCAGAGATTAATGCAAACATAAGGGCTAACGTATGTGAGTGGGCTGTTGCAAAACAATATAATTTAGCCTGGAATACACCTTGGTATCCAAATGGATTGCATACTAGACGTCATCCACTATCAGATGTTGGAAACAATATAGAGGTTAGGTCTGTTAGAACTCAAACAAGTATTCCATTTTGGGAAAAGGACAGGGGAAGAATTATTGTTGGGGCTAAATGTTTAGATACAGAATACTATTCTTCAATAGAAATATATGGTTATATTAAACCAGAAGATTATATGAATGATGAGTACTATGATAATTACATCAATGGCTGGCGGGTACCTTTAACTTTGTTTAAAGAGTACATAACTGGAGTTATCTAAGTAGTAGGGGAACTACTTAGAAAACAAGAAAAGCCCCCGCTTTCTAGTATCTCTACTAGGGCGGGGGCTATTCGTGTCTATAAAGGGCCTTTAAAGCCCAATTAGGGGTATTTAATTAGAGCCTAGACCATATTCTCTTTCGGTCTTGTCAGCCCATTTAGCAGCAGGGGCAGCCAAGGAGCCAATTAAAATTGCATACTCAGGGGCAAGGTCGGCAGCAAGTGCTAGTCCCATTGTTACTGCTGATGCAACAACTGCTCGAACATAAGATTTTAAAGCAGCCTTAGTTTTCTTGCTTTTTAATCTTGTGATTAATTTACTCATATCCATCCTTTAAGGGCGTACAACGCCCATTACTAGTGAGTATGGTCGTTTCCTAAGAAACACACCATCCCCATTTGATTGACTACCTTTAGTCCCACTTGAAGTATTACCTTCATAGACAGTCAGGTATTTTTTCCCATCGTTACTAGCGCATATCCCAACGTGGTCAGGCTGTGCATCAGTATCGAATTGGAAAAATATTATATCACCAGGTTGGGCTTTGCCAACTGGAATTAATTTGTTTCGTTTGGTAAACCATTTTAATCCAATATCGCAAGAGGCAAACCCTTTGCTATTTTGTGCAGTTACTTTGGCAAGTTCTCCTGCCTGATAAAAACACCAAGATACAAACATTGCACACCAAGGTTGATTGTTAGCACCAAACCATTTGCCATATTTGGTGTCGTTATTCTTATTTTCTTTGTATCCTACCTCAGCCTTTGCTATATCTATTATATTTATATTGACCACCATCCCTTATATCCAGACTCAGGATTATCTTGTAACCATTTTTCTCTTAAATAATTTTGTTTAGGCCAGCATATGTCGTGGCTTTCGCACTCACAATTCTGGCAATCATTATCTTCTGTAGTCATCAATCTTCTTTTCTGGTAATTATATCATAATGGAAGGCGTTTGAGTCCTCGGTGCTCCACTTCTTCTTGTCTTCAACATCCCATTTGTATTCGTTAATAATCCTATGTATGAGTGGATTGCCATACTTAGTAGTATAAGATGGCTCAAATACAAAGATTCTATTATTGGGTTGAATAGCATAATTGCCATCATCTCGCTCAATAACGT